GCCCTTTACTTCTACTGGCATCGTTGATCTCCTTAGCTTTATCCCTAAAGACCTGCACCATTGCATCAAGCATAGGACGGTCTAACTCAATTAAATGTTGTGGCGCGATCCCAGTTTCAACGCTCAAGCGAGCAATGAAATGAGTGAATGAATCGCGCCCTAGCTTAAAGGTTCTGAATCTAATACAGAGACACTTGAAAGAGTCTCAATAAATTCCATTCCGAAAGGCTTTACGGTTTCACCTGACCTACGAAGGACTTCCCACGCAAGGAAAAAAATATCCGATTGCTTCTCGTCTTCACGAAAGGCACGATGAAACCCTTTTTTAGCATGAATCTCAAATGCGTACTCCACTGCTGGAGTAATCTCGCCTTCGACCGTGCTTCCATCTGTACGAACTATCTTTAGTTTTGCCATGTGTTGCCCCTTTGTTAGTTAATTATGCAGTTGCTACTGCGATTGTACCGTTAACATTCCATGTTACTGACTGAGTTGAAAGATCTCCAACTGCGCCGTTCACAGGAGTAATGTTATTAACCAAGCATGACATTGTGTAAGAAGGATTTGTTGGTCCAACTGCTGCGCTTGTCTGCTTGATAACTACTGTCGTAGATGTTCCCCATGTTGAGTTGAGTGTCTGTAGAGTCTTCGCAGAATCAGAATCATTGAAGAAATCGATAGTCACTGAAGAAGCTTCTAGACCCTTAACGTACTTGTGACCTGAGTCACCCATTGCTGTAATTTCTAGCTCATCAAATGAGCGGTTAATAGTTACAGAGCTTACTAGGCTTGAGAGGTCAACCGAGTTAACAGTCACACTCACGCCATTTGATAGATAAACTGCCATTCGGTTTATTCCTCGTCTTTCTTAGTTACTGGCTTAAAAGCCACTGGCTTAACCTGACCGATTTTGATCAGGAAGGCTTCGTTCTCTTTTTCCCATTGTTCTAACTCGGTCATGTTAACTCCAACTTGTTAGGATTGATACGGACATCTCGCAGCTAAGCAAGTCTCCACTTGCCGCATTGAGAACGCTAGGTGCGCTGATTGCGCTTACATTATAAACTAAAGCAGATGCAGAAAGCTTTGTGAACACGCGTGCAACAAAATCTTCAATGCCGTTCAAATTTCCTTCGTTATCAAAAAGTGGGCATGTGATCACTAATTTAAAGTTCGCCATAGGGCTAACCGAAATCTGAGAATTATTGGTCGGAGTAATATAGGGATTGTCTGGACTGACGATCACACTGTTCGCAAGGACTGTTGCCGGTGGAAAAGCGAATACTTGATATTTAGAATTATCTATTAAGGCAGTTGCCAGAGTAGTTCTAAGAGTCGTGATAGGTGTAGTCATTACTACCCGATCATACTTGAAGGCGATAGCGCATGGGCGATTAAACCTCTGACCTTACCGAGCAGCTGTGCTGACATCCGATAAGGTGAGGGCTGGTAATCCACCAAGTTAGAACCTGAAAGGGTAGCGGTTCTAGATTGCCAGATTTCAACAGCGATCATGAGAGAAGCATTTTGCACTGCTTGATCTAATGTCCAATCGACATAAGTTTCTGCTGCGACTTGACCGAGAGGCTGCACAGGATGATAAATAGCAGGTGTATTGTTGTTGCCTGTAATCGCGTAAGTAATTGAATCTTCGCCTACGCCTGTAATTGTTTTAGATCCATTGTGCTTAGATCCGTTGCCTGTAATAACTACAGTCTGACCTACATAGAAAATCTTTTGAACATCAATATCAAAATATAGTGTGCCTGTGTTAGTGGTATTGCTATGGCCTGAATTAAATTGGTAGTTATTCCATAACATCGGGAGAAGTACGGAATCCGAGGCATCGCACACAGATTGAAGGGTCGCGTCATCGTACAAAGTGCCAACACCTAATGTGGAGCGAAGCTCTGCAACTGTTGTAAGTGACATTCCGATTCCTTTCTAAAGACTCTAGGGAGTCAGAGGGCTACTGACCCCCTAGAGCGACTTAGTTACCTGTTTTTATTAAGTTAGGTTGAACTTACGAACGCCCTTACCTGACTTAGCAAGATAGATTGCTAGGTATCCGTAAAGGTTGATCTCGATCTCGCCAGATGTCAAAACATTGACACGAAGCTGTGTTGTTGGTGATTCCCATGTGTACACAGATGCAGGAGCAACTAAGAACATTGAGTTATCGATAACACCTGAAGTAGTGATGTTATGGTCAACGATGAGGTCTGTACCAAGCACGCCACCGACTACAGATGTAGCTACTGCGTTGCCTGATGCATTTTGTGTAGCACCTTGAGCAGAATATAGACTGCGTCCAGTTGTGTCTGCGAATCCTGCGATTGCAGCCCATGCGTCAGTCGATGCAACTAGCTTGTTAGCAAAGTCTCCGCCTGTACCCTTGTAAGCTGCTGCGCCTTCGACAGATACGAATGACTGAAGTCCTGCTGCTGTTGCTGCTGTTGTCGCAGCAGTTGTACCTGCTGAAACATAAGCTGCTAGAAGTGCTGCATCTGTTGCCTTCTCGTATGCCTTACGAAGTTCAGTCATCATTAGTTCCATAAATGCTGGAGATGAACGGTCGACCAACTCGAAAGATACTCTCTGAAGTCCACTGAACTTCTCGATCGAAATCGTGTCGTACGCACTTGTCATCCCAGTTTCGGATGGTGCTGCACCTTCGTTAGTATCTGCAACTGTTGGAGCAACATCTGCTGAAGTTGCATTGGTGTACAAACGAGGTACAGTGAATGACATTCCATCAATTCCTGCAAGTGAACCGCGTGTTGCAGCTTCAAATGCTGGACGTCCTGTGAATGTATCTGTAATGAAAGTATTTAGGTGAGATGGCAAAGTCAGACCTGTATTTGTTGAAGTCGAATCATCTGCTGCACGAATTGTGCGGCGTGCTTCGTCATCACCAAGTGCTGCCTTCATGCTAGCTTCTAGGTATTGTGCTGATGTGATTGGTGCTACGCGCTCGCGCACGAAAGTTGTTGCAGTAACAACAGGACGTGCAGCTTCAACCGCTGCTGCCTCTACTGGTGCTGCAACTGTCTCTGGAGTATTCTCCACAGCTGTCTCGCTTTCTGTTGGTTGGATTTCTTCTACAGCTTCAGGAGTTTCCTCAGCTGCTACATCAATTACTTGAGCAGACTTAAAGGCTGGCTCTGTAACTAATGAAACTTCGAATAACTTCGCAGCGGATACATGCATCACGCCGCCTTTGTTCTTTGATTTAATAACTTCAACACCGACTGAAAGACCTGATTGCAATCCTTCTTCGGCAAGGATCAAAGCCTCAGAACCTCTGTTGCTGCGGCTGATCTTGAAGCTAGCAAAAATGTTTCCTTGCGCGTCCTCGGAAAAACTTGTTGCCTTTCCTAGAGGTTGTCTCATGTCATGCTGATTGAGAAGCTTAATTGTTTTAGGATCTTCTGGAAGTGCAATCGCGCCTTTTTCAAATACGACCTTACCTGCTGAAGTGTTTCCTACTTCGCCTGTGCCAGCTGGCACGATCTTTCCTGAGATAGTACGTTCTTCAACGTTAGCAGTGACCTCAGCAGAGAAAGTTAAAATGTCATTCATGCGCTTTCCATTCCTTCGTTTCCATTAGGTGATAGATCTTCCATCTCCATCGCTTGCTCTACAGTGATAAGACCAAGTGAGAGAAGTTTTTCAGTTACTAATAATCGCTCCATTGGATCAGTACGCAAGAACGATGAATCAACATCAAAGCGCACAGCATTTGAACGATTCGTTATATCATCCATGCTCAAGCGATCCTGAATTGCATTTACATAAGGCAAGAGAGACATTGAATAAAATTGCTTGCGTTCATCTAATACGTTCGCATAAGTCATACTCTGGTTCGCCTCTGCACTAAGCATGTAGGCTGGTACGTTCATCAATCTTGCAACTTCTGTGCTAAGGAATTGCTGTGCAGTATCGTACATCATGTCTTTAGGTGAAAAAGATGTAGGTTGATATTCAAGTGTCGATGTCAAGTAAGCAGTTGCACGATTTTGACGCGCTTGCTTCCATGCAGTTAGTAATCCTTGAACTTCTTTAGGATCTAGATCTGCACCTGAGTTTTTAATTACTCCAGATGGCATTGGTGTAGCTGCTGCGATTACTGCGGCCTTGCGAAGATCGATTGCTGCTTGAATAGTTTCAGAACCGCGTTCTAGAATTCCTTCATCAAATCCTTGAAAGGTAATTAAACTTCCAACGCCCCATTGAGGGCGAGCAACTGCATCCACATAGTATTGAACAATTTTTGTATTGTATAAGTCTGTCTCAAAAGTTACCTTAACATTGGGAACCCACTCAAATCGAGAAGGACGTCCATCCTCTGCATATACTTCTGTAACTTCCCAATAAGCCACGCCGTACATGATCAATGAATCTACAGTCCACGCTAAAGTTACAGAACGAGGCTGATTGATTGAAGGTTGATCTACCCAGACTGGATTTCCAATTTCTTCTCCAGTTGACTTGCGATATAAATTTAGAGGCAGACCTGAAATGACTCCAGCGATTAAGTTACGACCGCGAGCTACGGAAGGTACTGACATTGCCGCATTGCGATTGACGCGAGGTAGAACATAATTGTAAAGAGAAGCTAAGTTCTCTCCCATAATAGAAGGGGCATATTGCGCCTGAACGCTATTTAGGTTTGATGTCGTTTCTTTACGCGAGAATATACCCATAGACAGAAACTATACCATTTGTCAAGAGATTAGACAATATGATATGGCGTGTCTAGGCAATAATAATTTCCGCCTTTGATTGAGGCTTCATAAGGGTTGACACGATCATAGCCAGTGAAATCGGCGCGCTGACGTCACCTGCTGATTTTCTTCTCACGATTCTCCAGCCATTATCTGATTCTTTAGCCGCGCAATTATTATGCTGCTCAATGAAGACGTCCTGCCCCGAGTGAACGACTCTATGATTGACCAAGCTATCAAGATAATCCGAACAGGCCTGATAGAACTTCTGACCTGAGATGTCTTGAATTTTTACACCCGAATTGGCTAGGCGTTCTGCAATCGTAGCCGTAGTGTACTTGTCATGGCAGACAAGTTTCGGACGATAGATGTCACACCAAGCTTTAATCGAGGCTGCAATCTTAAGATCATCAACTGCTGTATCACTGTAATAGGTTTCAAGGACTCCTATGCCGATGCGACCGTCTGGAAGGATCTGACCAGCACATAAGCTTGCATTTCGTTTAGAAGGGCTTACATCGAAGCCGAATACTGTATAAGCTCCAGATGACATCTGAAGATCGCTATCGCTGGTCTCTTCAAGCACTCCCATAGGCCACGGACTCGAAAGAGCGTCAATCCACGAGCATAAGGTCTCTGTGCGAATAGATTCGACCGTTGAAAGCGCGATCGTCTCTGTAATTGCCTCTTCAGTTATCGTGTAGTTGAGAGCAGGGTTAGCCATTGCCACTGCATCCCAGAACTCTTCAGAATTGAGATCAATCTTTATATATTGGGGAGCTGAGTACTCCCAGAAGCCTAATTGCTTAGGCGGATACTCAAGTGCGCGGTTTCTCATATCGTTAAGCACTTTTGAGAACGCATCACCCGCATTTGACGTAAATAGTGATTGGCTATTAGCCCGTGCACGCGTGACAGGCGTAGCCGCGATGAAGGCCTGTTCATCAATCTCACGAAGCTCATCAATCCAGAGAAAGTCTGCTGTTCTACCGCGTGAGCCGTCTCTAGTAGCTGCTACTACGTCTAATCGACATCCGCCGAACTCTGGCAATAGCTCTATTGATTCAGTGCCGTTGGCATATCTGATCGCTTTGACCTGACACATTAGAAAGTCGTGTCTTTCGATGATCGAGGCTATCTCTCTAAATGAGGTCAAGGCCATGCCTCTATTTGAGGACATCATAAGCACATTCTTCTCACGAAAGATGAATAGTCCTGCAAGTACACGCATACGCGCTAGATGAGTCTTACCGGACTGTCGAGCTACCAAGCACAGATTGCTCTTGCGCTGAAAGTTTCCTTTAGCGTCAATCTTCAACATATCTTCAAGCACATGATGCTGCCACGGTAATAAAGGCATTCCAATTTGTTCTGCAAGCTTAGCAACTTCATCAACTCTGGACTTGCCCTTAATAGGTGCATTAGATAGCCGAGGTTTTGTATGCCCCAGTCTCTTTCGTTTTTTAGTTGCCATGTTCTCAGTCTAACTCGGATCAGGTCGGTTTATAAACGGACTGTCTTGGACTGGTTCAGCGCGTGTCGGGGAGATAGAAGCAGGAAGGGCATAGGGGGTAGAAATAGACCCTAAAAAAAAGGGTGCTGAGCGTGCACCTTTCGATGAGTTACATCTGCGACAGGCAGCGGCCATGTTGTCTGGATCAAGCGGATCTCCACCATTTTTCAATGCAATCAAATGATCGACAGTATCGGCATCACCTTGACAGTATCTACAGGTGAAGTTATCCCGAGCCAGCACCTTGAGTCTGACTCTCTTATAGGCTGTAGTTAATCTAGGATCATTGTTCTTTAATGCCATCCGTACTTACGCCAATGATCTAATGCCTTGCATGTATCGCCTTGATATATCCTATGATGTTGAATGTATTTCAATCCCCATTGTATCTGCTTATAACCATCAACCTTAGATAGATATATAGATCGTCCTTGAGGTATCCCATAATGACTACCATTATTAGCTAATGGATTCCATGCACTCTCTTTACCATATAAGGTAGCTAAGCATTTATATTCTCTTACATTGTAATCTAATGAATGTAATGCATACTCTTTATAGCTTACATATTGCACTGGCTTAGATCCACCTGCTTCAGGCATTAAGCATAGAGCTATCCCAATAGCTACTAGCACCCCGCGAGCTACGCCCCTAAGGGGCTCGCGGTGAGCCTTTGAGAGGCTCTGCTGTGTTAGCGTACCATCGCTGTCAAATTGATTTGTATAAGTGCTGGTCAGAACGGCGTTTCGTTTCATGATATCTCCTTATAGTTACCCTGTGGATAACTTCTGTGGATAACTATTTATCTGTTGAGTAGAAGCCCTTGCCCTTGAAGTGTGTAGCTACTGGAGCAATCACCTTAACCATCGGTTCATTGCAATAGGTGCATGGGATTACTGGTCGATCGTGCCATCCGTGATAGATCTCTTGACTAAGATTGCATCGTGTGCATTTGTAGTCGTAGGCTGGCAAGTTAAGCACCTCTGTATCATGTAAGACCCACAGCCTGTGCAGCGGTCAATGTCTGCCTCTGTGGGTTCGCTGGATAGATGACCATATTTTAATATGAGTAGTGGCAATAGATCCTCTAGACGGATGATGGCGGCATATTCTCGCGCATCTTCACCTTGTCCGTTGAGTCTAATCACTCCGAAGCCCAATTCCCCCGAAAGAGCTGTCCGAGCTTTTAATTGTTTAATGTATGCAAGAGGTTGAAATCCAGCGCGGGCTTTGACTTCAACATCAAACGGTACATTGACAATATCCTTGCCACTACCCCTTCCAACACATGCGCCTGCCCACTGAGTCGATAGGTACTCAGCTACTACGCGCTCTGTGCGGAAACCTCTGTGCTTTCTGTGCTGACTAGCCATTTACTGCTTTACATTTAGCGCATTGCCACGTAACAATGCCATTGACTGAATCAGATGATATGTCCTCTAGATCCCTGATCGCAACTGGCTCGTTGCACAGCTGACATGGAACAAATGCTGACATGAGATCAACCCATTCACCATTGATCTTGATTCCAATGTTTCCCATTACACTCTCGCCTTCTGAGGTTGCCATTTCCCTGCACTGTTTAACTCATACCAGACAGCAGGACACTTGC